GAACTGCTGGACGTGGCCGGGGAGATCCGCACCTGGAAAGAGATCATGCGCGGCGTGGTGGCCGACCTGCTGAGCCGCAAGGTGATCCGCTACAGCCACCGCAGCTACGGCGAGCAGCTACGGGCCGAGGTGCTGCTGTACGAGCGGGCGCTGGAGCGGCTGGCCGCGATCCTGGTGCAGATCAGCAAGCTCGGCATCGAGCGCAAGCTGGCACAGATCCAGGCCGACCAGGTGGCGATGGTGGACCGGGCGCTGACCGCAGCCCTGACGGCCAGCGGCCTGGACCTGGTGGCCCAGCAGCAGGCCCGCGACGTGCTGTCCCGGGAACTGACCAAGGCCAGCTAGGTGAGCTTCACCGACGTCCTGGAGCGGGTCGGCAAGTCCTACGCCGGGGAGCCGTCCGACCCGCGGCTGCGCTGGCGCATGGGCTACAAGGACGGCACCAAGGCCCGGCCCGAGCAGATCTTGCCCCCGGTCGCGGACCCCTGGCGGGTGATCTACTTCCAGGGCGGCCGTGGCTCGGGCAAGACCCGGGCGGGCGCGCAGGGCCTGGCCGACTGGCTGCTGGACGACACCGAGGGCGAGGGCGAGTACGGCATCGTCGCGCCCACCTACGCCGACGCCTGGACCAAGTGCATCGAGGGCAAGTCCGGGCTGCTGCGGGCGCTCGGCACCTCGATGGCCGAGATCCGCGACCACCGGTCCAAGACCGTCAAGCACGCCTGGCGCACCTACGGCCAGGTGATCCTGCACAACGGCCTGGTGGTCTACGCCGACTCCGCGGCCGAGGGCGGGCTGCGCATCCAGGGCCGCAACCTCAAGGCGGCCTGGTGCGATGAGGTCGGCTTGTGGGAGAAGTGGGAGACGACCTGGAACGAGTCACTGCGGTATGCGGTCCGCGACGGCATCAGCAAGATCATCGCCACCGGCACGCCGAAGGCTGCCCGGCCCGCCCGCAAGCTGGTCCGGGCGCTGATCCGCAACGACCCCGGCGAGGGCGGGGTGATCGTCCGCAAGCTGCGCACGATCGACAACGCGGACAACCTCTCCGATGAGTTCCTGCGGGCCGTCATCGGCGCGGCGCAGGGCACCCGGCTGGAGCGGCAGGAGCTTGAGGGCGACTTGCTGGATGACGTCGCCAACGCGCTGTGGACCCGGGACCTGCTGGACTCGATCCGCATCGACTACCTGCCCGATCAGGTCCGCGAGATCAAGATCGGGGTGGACCCCTCAGACGGCGGCGAAACCTCCGATGAGCAGGCATACACCGCGGTCGCGCTCGGGATGACAGAGGACCCGCACCCGCTGTACGTGCTGGAGAACTGGGGCGGCCAGTGCGCCCCGGTCCCGTTCGCCCAGCAGGTGATCCGCCGAGCCCTGACCCTCGGTGAGCAGCACAACTGCAAGGTGGAACTGATCATCGAGAAGAACCACGGCGGGGCCTGGCTCAAGGCCACGTTTGAGCAGGTCATGAAGTCGATGAAGCTCCGCGTGCCGTACCGGGTGATCCACGCCAGCCAGGCCAAGCGGGTCCGCGCCGAGCCGGTGTCGGCGCTGTACGAGCAGGGCGGCGGCCGGGTCCGGCACTGCCACATCGCCCGCTACCAGGACTACGACCGGCAGGGCGGGCCGCACCGCATCCCCGACAAGGACATGCCCGAGCTAGAGGACCAGATGGCGACGTTCACGGGCGCGCAGGGCGAGCGGAGCCCCGACCGGCTGGACTCGCTGGTGTGGGCGCTGAGCCCGTATCTGCGGCACAGTTTCGGACCCCCTGGCAAACATGGCGCGAAGCGCTGGGCGCTGGCGAAAGAGATCGACGCCTCGGCCGAGCCGCCGATCGAGCGCGCCCGGCGCAGGCTGGCCCAGGCGCACGGCGGGGCCTATCCTGGCCCTGACAAGTGGTCCCTTGAATCGTTTGCCCCCGCTGATGACCAGGGCCAGGAACGGCCCAACGTGCGATCGTGGCGGTGAGCGTGGCGGCACAACCGGGCGGGCAGCTAGTCCAGTTCCCCGACCTCAAGCCCAAGACACGGCGGGAACTGCTGGGCACCGAATTGGGCACCCAATTCGACATCGGGCAAAGGCTGTTCGCATTCTTCGGCGGCGGCGACGTCTTTGATTATGGCGACTGGACCGCCCGGGAAATGAAAGACATGTTCCGCCGCGACGGCATCTGCTCGGCAATCGAAATGGTGCTGACGCTGCCAATCCGCGAGGCGGACTATTTCATCAACCCGGCCAAGGACGATAAGGGTGAAGCCGAGTTCGCCAATGAAGTGCTGATGACCCCGGACATTAACAACGGGATGAGCACGCCCATTCAGCAGCTTGTCGGCCAGATCACCAGCGCCCAGGTGTTCCGGCGATCGTTCTTCGAGAAGGTGTGGGACATCAGGGACGACGGCAAGGTGATCATGCGCAAGGTCGCGTTCCGGCCGATCGCCACCTGCCAGGCCCGCTACAACGCCCGCACCGGGGCCAAGAACGGCTTTAGGCAGCAGATCTGGCTGGCGGGCGGCAACATGGGCATGACCCGCGGCCAGAAGATCCCCGGCTACGTGGACATCCCGCAGGTCAGGAGCTTCATCCACACCAACGGCAAGCACCGCGAGCCGCTGACCGGCACGTCCGAAATGGACATCTGCTACTGGTGTTACCAGACGAAGCTCAAGTTGCTCTACCTGTGGTATCACTTCCTGGAGAACCAGGCGCTGCCCCGCACGATCGTCTACGGCAACGACCAGCCCGAGGCCAACCAGCGCGCCGACGACATCGCCAGCCTCAAGTCCTCCGGCGTGGTCGGCCTGGTCCATCCCGCGGACGGCCAGAAGTCCTTTGAGGTGCTGGAATCCACGGGCGGACCCAGCGAAATGTTTGAGAAGGCGATGGGCTGGCTGGAGTCCTGGCAGACCCACAGCGTGCTCGCGGGCTTCATGGCGCTGACCGGCGCGGCCACGGGCGGGCGGGGCAGCTACGCCCTGTCTCAGGACCAGTCCAGCTTCTACCTCAAGTCCCGCCAGGCCGTGGCCAAAGAGATCGCGGAGACGATCAACTACGACCTGATCCGGCCGCTGATCGTGCTCAACTTCGGCACCCAGGCCGCGCTGCCGACCTGGAAGTTCGGCCCGCTCCAGGATGAGCAGGCGCAGGCCCTGCTGACGATGTTCTCCACCCTGGCCGCCGCCCCGGCGCTGCACATCCCGCTCCAGATCCTGGACCTGATCACCGAGCGCATGGCGAGCATTCTGCAACTGGACATCGACCAGGTGCACCAGGCGCTCAAGTCCACCGCCAACCAGCGCGCCGAGCAGCTTGCCGCCGCTGCCCCGCCAGGCATGCCGCCCCAGGCCGCAGGCCAGCTTGGCGCGCTCAACGGGATGGCGGGCGCTGCCGCAGGCATGATGCAGCGTCACCTGGCTGGCCAGCCTCCGCTGCGTCCTGCGGGGGCTGGCCAGGCTTCACAGCCCGGCCAGCAGCGGCAGCCGCCACGGCCACCGGCCAAGCCGCCGATGATCCCGCCCCCGGGGAGGATGGCATGAGCACACCCACCAACAGCCTGATCGAGACAAAGACAGGCGGAGGGTCCTTCGCCTTCATCGTCGCTGGATACATCGCCTGGGCGCTGTTCTTCTACGTGCCCAACCTGGAAAGCGCGATGCCGGTCACGCTGCGCGAGCAACTGCCGTTCCTGATCGCCTGGCTGCTCGGCACGGTGATCGCCTGGCTGCTGCCGCACACCCACCGCCCGGACCTGCTGCCCGCGCTGGACTCAGCCGCGCAGACCGTGGCGGCGGCGGTCCCGGTGGAGTCGCTGCCTGCCCGGCCAGCCGCCCGGACCACCCAGGACGTGCCGCTGCCCGAGCCGCCAGCCGCACCGGCTGAGCAGCTTGCGCACAGCGCGTACCCGCAGGTCCCGCCCAAGGCATGACCACCCCGCCGCCGCAGCAGCCGCAGCAGCCGCCGCAGCAGGGCAACCTCGCCGTGGCCGCTGCCGCGGTGCTCGCCACGGCGTACACCGTGGCCGAGGCGGCGGCGCTGCTGGCCCCGGTGTTCCTGGCGGCCAAGATCCGCAGGGAAGCCCTGTTCGCCGCGCTCGGCGTGGTGATGGACCGGCCACCGGACCGGACCGGCTTCTACGGCCCGGCCACCGCGCAGATCGCCCGGCTCAACCTGATCCGCCGCGCCCAGTTCATGGTCAACTCATCCCGCCGCTTCAACGAGGTGCTGGCCCGGGTGGCCGCGGGCGGGGCCGACCCCCGCGAGCTATTGCAGCAGATGGCCCTGGAGCGGCGCTGGTACGGCCAGCACCAGGAGGCGGTCTGGAACCGGATGCAGGCTGCCGCTGTGGTGGATTCCCGGGTGATGGACTACGGGCCGCTGCTCGGCTGGTACGCGGTGAACGACCGCAAGACGTCACCTGAATGCCGCAAGGCCAACCGGCACAACTTCCGCGCCGACGACATGCCCGCCATCGGCTTCCCCGGCGCGGTCCACCCGCACTGCCGCTGCTGGCCCGGCCCGCCTATCAGGGGCGCTGCGCTGCTCGGCGGCGGCCAGGGCCTGCCGACCACGGTGTCCCGCCGCGTGGCCCGCAGGCTGGAGCGGGCGGGGGTCTTTGCACCTGCATGACAGCCTGCTACCGTGGCCACCGTGCCGGGGAGATACCTGATCATCGACATGACGGCTGAGCCGCCTGTTCTGGTCAACACTGACGACGTGCTCCCCCAGGTCATCGTGGACGCGCTGGCCGCCATCGATACGAAGCTGGGAGTTCTCATGAGCATGGCAGCAGCAGAGCAGGGGCAGATCCAGAACCTGGCTGACGGGATGAACGCGGTAGCCACGCACGTCACCTCGGCGCAGCAGATGCTGGCCCAGTGGATCGCGGACAACCAGCAGGCTCCGCTGGACTTCACCCCGGCGCTGAACGCGCTGGCGTCGGTCGGGGCCGCTGCTGACACCCTGGACGGCCTGACGCCGCAGGTGCCCAGCGATCCCATCCAGCCGGTGCCCGCTCCCCCGGACCCCGCGCCGGACCCCACCACGCCGATCACCGACCCGGCCACGCCGGATCTGCCGCCTGACACCCCCATCGACGTTCCCGTGGCCACCGACCCCACCACCACGCCTGACGCGCCGCCGCCCGACGTGCCGGTGGACTCGCCGCCGCCCGACGTGCCCCCTTTGGCGTAAGGGCCGTCCAGGCAGTCGCCAGAGCGTTCACCAGCTTGTGGCGCAGCCTGTTCGGCTGAGCCATACTGGTCGGGATCGAGGGCTTTCCCCGCTAGCCCTGGCACGAGAGCGGGGTGCCCATGGCGCGGCTGATCGCTGTGGCTGAGCCCAAGGCCAAGGCCGCCCGGCAGATGCGGGCCACCGCAGGGCTGCTGGACGATCACCACCCGGAAATGATGGCCGGGGACCACCTGCGCGATGCCGCCCGGCTCACCGAGGCGGGCCGGACTGACAGCGCCAAGCGGCACCTGGACGCCGCGATGTTCATGCTCACCCCGCAGTCCCTGTTCCGGCACGGCATCCTCGATGACGACGGCCACGCCGATGCCAAGCACCACATGCACCAGATCAACCGGCACCGGCTGGCCGTGGAGGACATCGAGGACATCCAGGCCCGCAACGAGCGCACCGCCTCGATGGCCCGTGCCGAGCGCGGCGAGCCCGAGCCGATGGAGCCGTTCCACCGGCCGCCGCCCGAGTTCCTGACGGTCGGTCAGTCCGCCCACGGGACGTTCGTCGCATCCCAAGATCATTACGGGAATCGCGTAATGGATCTTGTCGGCCCGCACGGTTACGTCCACGGCTGGGTGCACGTCGGCCCCGCGCCGCCCGGCACCGACCCGGTGGCGCACCAGGCCGCGCACTGGTCGGAAATGCGTGATCACATGATCGCCCCGCCCGAGGAAGGCGGCCACGGGCTCGGCAAGGATGCGGTGGAGCAGGTGGGCTACGACACCCGGTCGATGACCGCCCTGCACCGGATGCAGCACGGGTCCGGCCGCTACCCCGGGCACACGCACCGGGACACTCCCGACGAACAGCGGGCCAAGGCCCGGCAGCAGCGCATCAGCCAGGGCCTGGAGCGGGCACCGGGTGGGCTGGCCAACAGCAGCCCGGCCATCCTGCTGTCCGCCCGGACCGCGATGCTTGAGCGCACGCCAGCGCCGCGGGGCAGGCCCGGTGGGCCAGGGCTCTACCGGGTCAAGGGGATGGGCCACACCGCCTACCTCCAGCAGGTGGTCAAGGCGCTGATCGAGAAGCGTGGCATGCGGCCGGACAAGGCGTATGCCATCGCCCGCGCCGCGATCCGCAAGTGGTCGGTGCGCAGCCGCCACCCCGAGGTCCGCGGCGCGGCCACCCGCGCCGAGGCGGGCGAGGTTGCCAGGCAAGCGAGGGCCAAGATGAGCCATGCCAACGACTGGACGGTGGCTGACGTCCTGATCGAGCTAGCCTGCGACGACCCGGGCGCGGTCATCGACCTGTTCAACCCCTACCACGCACCCACCGGCCAGTTCACCACGGCCAGCGGCGCGGGCCAGGGCAAGCAACAGCAGGCCGCCCAGCGTGCCGACAAGCGCGGCGACCGGCAGCAGCGGGCACATCTGGTCCGGCAGATCGCCAGCCTGCACCAGCAGATTGCCGCGCTGCGGGCGCAACTGCCTGGCAAGTCCCGGTCCAGCGCGCCGCGCAAGACCGGCGCGGGCGCGACCTCGGCCAAGCAGGCCGCGCAGGCCAAGGCCAGCGCCGCCAAGCCCGGGGCCGCAGGCAGCACCAAGGCCCGCAAGCCCGGGATGAGCGCGGCCACGATCCACGGCAAGATCGCCGCCCTGGAAGCCACGCTGCGCGCCGACATCGCGCAACTGAGGTCGCTCAAGTGACGTCGATGGCCGATGTGCTCGGCTACGGCTGGGCCGTTGACGATGAGATCGACCTGGGCAACCCCGCCTGGATGCACGAACTGCGCGGGCCGGACGGCGAGTGGATCGACACCCCGGCCAGCCTGCGGGCAGACCGCGGCGAGTATCCCCGTCCAGCGCCAGGCCCCGAGGGCAGCGTGGACCGCTACGTCGTGCCCGACCCGCGGCGGCTGATCGCCAAGTCCGGCACCCGTAACCCGGCCGACCACCCGTTCTGGCAGGCCCACCCGGTCAGCCCGCAGAACATCATCGACGTCTACGACAAGGCCGATGAGGGCACCCGGGCGCAGGGCCGCCGCTGGTACTCCGCGGTCAGCGACTTCGCCGGGATGCTCGCCGGGGGCAACCGGGAAATGGGCGGCATCCTGCTGTCCACCTACTCCCCGCAGACCCGCTGGCCGATCAACATGATGAACGCCTACGAGTCGGTCCGCCGTGGCGATCCGGTCGGCCCTGGCGAGGGCGTCATGGTGTCCGCCGATCAGAAGGCCAAGGCCCAGAAGGCGATGGACGGCGGGTCCATCGAGGAACTGATGACCACGGCCAAGACGCACAGCTTCGGCCGCCTGATCGCCCGCGGTGACGACTCCCCCGACGACCCCTACGGGCACGTGGTGATCGACACGCACGCGGTCAACATCGCCGCAGGCGGCACGATCCGCGGGGCCAACTACGGCGAGGGCGCACCGATCGGGGACCAGCGCCAGCATGAGTACGTGGCCGACCAGTACCGCCAGGCCGCCAAGATCATCAGCGAGCGCGAGGGCGTGCTGATGAAGCCGCATGAGCTACAGGCGATCACCTGGCTGATGCAGGTCCAGGCCAACGAGGCCCGCGACCGCTGGCTGATGGAGCACGGCGACCCGGGGCGGGGCAAGGAATCGAAAGCCCTGGCCAAGGGCCGGATCACCGGGCTCCAGAACGCCTGGAAAGCCTGGGAAGCCTATGCCGCGCAGCACGGCATCACCACGGTGCCCGGCGTGTCGGCCCCGCCGCCGCAAGAGCCCGGCCCGATAGCGATGTCCCAGCTAGCGCTGCTGGCTCAGATCATCGAACTGGTGGGCGGCGACTCGATGGCCGCCCAACTGCTGGAGCCACCCCCTTTCCCTGACGGCAGCCTGGCCGCCCAGGCGCTGGACCTGGCTTTCGATCCCCATGAGCCCCGGGACCGGCACGGCCGTTGGACCAAGGGCCTGCACCCGCTGGACCCGTACTACAACGAGCTTCCCGAGTCTGGCCACCGCGGCACGGTCCGCAGCAAGGGCACGTTCGGCTCAGCGGGCAGCGGACGCGAGCGCGAGGACGCCGGGCGGCTGGCTGCGCACCGCCGCGAGCAGGAGTACCAGCAGACCCTCGCCGCTAAGCAGGCCACTCGCACCTATCCCGAGATCGGGGAGGAAGGCGCACGCGGTGATAGCCGGGCGGTGACCTCGGCCGAGTTCCAGGCCCTGGCCCGCAAGGGCAACCAGTGGATCGACCAGGCCAAGAACCACCGAGCCCCGATCGTCGGGCTGGAGCCACCGGGCTGGGATGCCGTCAAGCAGCGGTCCTACGCCGAGGCCCGCAAGTCCTGGGGCGGCGAGACGATCGACACCGACACAGGCGAGCCGCTGCCGCAGGGCGCGGACCTGTATGCGATCAGCGTCAAGCCCCGCGGCATGTATACCGTCAGCATTCCCGAGGGCGCGAGCTACGAGCAGTTCAGCCGGGCGATGGACCGGGCCAAGGATCTGTTCCGCCCGGCGCTGGAGCGGCGCGGCTTCTACCTCGGCGTGTTCCACGACGATGACCAGGGCCGGATCGACATCGACCCGGTAGCCATCGTGGACAGCGTTGACCTGGTGGAGCAGGTCGGCGCGTACACCAGGGCCATCGGCGGCGCGTACCATTTCAAGAGCGGCAACGGCTTCTGGCCGCCGCACGTGACAGAAGGCGCAGGAATGGCAAACGACGACAACAGCACCCACTTTGAGCATGGGTATGCCCAGTGGCACACCCAGGCTGTCGCATGCCAGGAGCCCGAGCCTGACAGCGACACCGACGAC